AATCTTTGGATTAAAACAAGTAATAGTTTCATTATACTCCATATCTCTTATCATTACAAATACTCTTTCCCATATACCAATTTGATTAGCAGAAAGTCCAATACCTTTATGGTGTATCATACTTTCCTTTAATGTATTTGATAATTCTTGACGATCTAAATTATAACTACAAGATTTAACTCTTTCATGTAGTAGAAGATTCTCCGATGGAACTAAATTCTTTATCATTCACATATTTTTTTATAAGTTCTCTTGCCTGATCATATACAGGATTTATATCAACTTGATGAAATACATGATGGGCAACTTCTTTAACTTGCTCTTTAGTTAATTCTGGGTATAACTCTGAGACAACACCGTCTATCTTAAGACCAACGGTTGGGTCATCAATAAAAATTGGCATTTATTTTTATTTAGACAAAAAAAAGACCCTCCCGAAGGAGAGTCTTTGCTGTAAAGGAATTATATCCTTTCTTCTTACATGAGGTTCTTAACAGCAACGCGCCTATAGTAGCGGTTAGCGTTAGCAAGTAGAGCACCTTGTCCCTGGGTTGTACCTTCCGCAAATGGGTTAGCGACAAGACCATAGCGGGTCTTAAAGCCAATTTTTGGTTGGAAGGAGTTCTCACCCACAGCACGAACCATCTGTAGTGGAACGTAAGGGCAATAGAACAGTCCAGCGTCATAAGGTGAAGAACCTTTGTAACCACAGACGTAATACTGGTTACCACCTGTAGGTGCTGCGTTAGCACTTGTAAGGTTGGCAGAATAAGGATCGATGTATACACGATACTTACCTTGAAGAACACCAGCAAATGTGTTACCTGTGTCATCAACGTTAAGGTTAGCGTTGAGTGCAGGAGTGTAGTCAAGTACACCAGCCATGGTTAGAGCAGAAGCAACGTCTGCAGAACACATGATGATGTTACCCTTTCCACGACGAGTTCTTTGTGCGATAGCGTTCGCATCTCTCTCGATCTGGAATAGAAGTCCTTTGAACTTCTCAACTGACCATCTTCCGTTTGAGTCGATGTCTAGGTCAAATGTACCAGCGTTTGCTACGTTTTGTACAGCACCTTGCTCTGCAACCTTATAGATTGTTCTAATGACTTCCCTGTTAATTTCAGCAAGGATTTCAGTAGAAAGGATGTTAGCAAGTTCTGCCTCTGCATTCAAGCCATGAATTGCTTTCAAGTCTTGAGCGAGTTCTAGTGAGTACTCTGCCTTGAGGGCTCTTGATTTCGCTGTAACAGTGACTTTCTCGATTGAGAATGCCATCTGGTTGAAGGCATTTGTAGTTGTGCCATCAAGTTTTTCAGCGTCATCTGTACGCATACCCTGACCAACGTTGTAGCCAGTAGATGCAGCAGAACCAGTTGGGTTCAATACAGCAGGGTTAGTTGCACTAGCACCAGTTGTACCCATACCAGCTGCGGTATCGGTCATTCCGTTGGTAGCATCGAAGCCATAATCCTGTCCAGAATATGCAGAATCTGCTTCGTTGTAGAATGCTTCGGTTCCCTCCATGCCATTTGGTCCAGGACCAACATAGCGTGAACGCATTGCGAAGATAAGTCCAGTAGGACCACTCATTGGTTGAACACCAGCAAGATCGTATGCAACCAAGTTTGGCATTGCACGACGGATCAAGCTGATCAATACAGGATCAAATCCTGCAGTTGGGCCTGAATCAAACCCTTGAGCACTACCACCAAATCCAGCAGTAGAACCAGAATTGGTATTACTGTTTGGTTGTTCTGCAAGGAATGATCCTGACTGAGCAAAATCTGTTTGCTCTCTTAAAAATTTCTCTTGGTTTTCGAGCAGGACTGCGGTTACTGCTTTACGATGGTTGTCTTGTATTGGATCAAGACCCTCATAGTCTAGAAGCGGCTTCCACTTTTCCTGCAACTGTTCTGATTGGAACATTTGCTTAAAGATAAAGTTTACGTTTGATTAATATTAAATTCAGTTACTTAAACTGAGATAATGTCTTAAGATATGCACCCATAGAACCACTAATTGATTCTGGTGAGTTATCTACACCTTCTGAAAGGTTCTCAGCTTTAGTTGCTGGTGCTGCATTAGGGAAATAAGATTCCTTAAGAGTTACCAACTTTTCACGATAAGATTCTTCACTCTCAAACTCTACACTTTCGGAAAGTGAAGCGAGCTTCTCCTTCTGAGTGGCTGCAAGCCCTTCAGAAACTGATTCGAGGATTCCATCTGCAACCGACTCTGCGAGTCTGCTGTTTAGGGAAACGTTCTTCTCAATTTGCTCGTTGAGTTTTGTTTCCATTTCATCTAGTTTTTCTACCATGCTCTCAAGCACATCATATTTTTCTTCAGGGATAGTTACATAATGTTCTTCAAAAAGACTCTTCATTCCACTTAGGAATGACTCTGACATTTCGGATTTGAGACCTTGCTCAACTGCAAGTTGATTCTCAGTGAACCATTCGTCAGCAACATACTCAAGATAAGAGTCAACACGTTCGTTAAGTTCTGCTTTGACTCCTTCTATTTCCTCAGCTAATACTGCTGCGGATTGTTCTTCAAGAGATTCTTTGATTGCTGCAACTCTAGAAGTAATTGCTGCTTCAAAGATTGTTTTTGCTTTCTCTTGGAATTCTTCAGAGAGTTCCTCACCTTCAAGAAGAGCATTAACATCTTCTTCGATGTCAAACTCTGCTACGGTTTCGGTCTCTTCTACGACTTCCTCATCAGCAGTTTCTTCAACTACTTCAGAAGTCTCTTCTTCAGCAACTACTTCATCAGTAGTTACTTCTTCTTCTTCAATTACAGATTCGTCAGATACTACTTCTTCGTTAGCACCTGGCTTTTCGTCTTTGGGAAGACTACCTGATTTTGCACCCTTGTTTACTACATCCTTAACTTGCTTAAGTGATGTACCAGGTGTTTTTAACTTTGCCGAGTTATCATCTGGCTTATAGTTATCTGGTGTAGGCCCTCCAAGATCCTCAACACTAGCAGTGGTACCACCAGTTGTGAGTTTGGGCATTGGATCCCCTGCCTTAGCGTTAGCGTTAACAGCAGTCTTGGATTGTTGAGTGCCTACTTCCATTTCTTGTAAATCTCCACGAGACATTTGAACAGCTCCGATTTTTCTGTAATTAAAATCTATATTTATTTAGAAGTTTAAGAATTTACAATGATTTAACGAAATCATTGAATAATCCTAGTTTATGCTCTTCGAGACGTTTTTGGTCTACTAGAGTATTAATTGTTCTTCTGGTTTTCTCTGCGAACTTCTCACGCAAAACTCCACCATCCCATACCCATTCCTTACCTTCCATGATGCCTTGAACAAAAGCATCAGGTGCGGATGGATCAGCAACAATGTCAGCAGCAGTTGCTAACATAAAGTCTTCACCAACTTCCATGAATCCTTCTTTGTTCTGTGCAATTGAACCAATTCCACGAGAAGAAACTCCAAGAGTAACACCTTCTTTCAAAAGTGACTCTGCGATTTTACCCATTGGTGTAGATAAAATCTGTGCCTTGCCTATAAAGTTGTTACCTTTTTGTTCAAGGAAACAATTTTATGGGAAACTCTATCGAGGTTCACGGTTGGACCTTCGGGATGACCTAACTCCCCTAAAGCACGACCTTTTTTGATATACGCTTCAGTATATCTTGCAACCTCTTTCTGCATAACAGGAAGACGATACACTCTCTGATTACGATTTACCGTTTCAGTCTGAAGGAAAGGCCCTTTAATATAAAGAGTCTTCTTACCACCTCTACTTTCGGTGATAACTTCTACAGCTTCAATTTCTTCTCTAATCAGTTTCATTATGCATCCCCTGAAGTTTGAACTTGTTGATACCAAAGTGCTCCAGTGCCATCTGCTCCATAGGAACTTACGGCAATAGATTTATGTGCTACTGCATAACTGTTTTGAGTATAAGCAGTAGAAATTCCACTACTATTTACATCACGCAGATGCAATTTAGCCTCACTATACCCATTAGGAACATAATCCTCATTAATTCCTGTAATTTCTTTGTGACTAAGATTCCAATTAGAATCATTAGCACCTGTTATAGTAATAAAATCATTTAGATTAAATGGATTTTGTTGACCTTGAGGTAAGGTGATAATAGTTGTAGTTCCAGAAGATTCAATATTCTGAATCTGATTCATACGAACATCTAATGCTATAACTTCAGGTTGTGAAGTAGTAACAACATAGTCAGTTGCAGCTGCAGTTGCAGTTCCTGTGCTTATTGCTACATGAGCAGAAGCATTAAGAGCAACAACTCGTAAAGCATTCGATTTTACTGCAAAAGTACCAGATACTACTGCAGATCCTTTTGTAATTGCAATGGAAGATGCTGTTCCAACGGGTCTATGTGCCATTATCGTTAAAAGTCCATTTAGTATTTATTTATAATCAAGCTCCTTCAACCTCTTCAGAGTCAGGAGTATCATCTACTTCCTCCTCTTCAGGTTCTTGGAACATGGTGTTTGCTACGTCTGGTCTTACCGCATCAACTTTTTCAGCAGATTTTGCAAAAAGCAAATCTTTTATTTTATCGCTGATATTAGAAGGTGACTCATCGGCAGCAATCATATCCATTAATTCAGTTTGAGTAATGTCAGGCATGGTAAAGTATCATATTATGAAGTATTTATACGTATGTTCTAAGATAGTATTAATGAATACCACTCTTCGCTCATACCACTGATGATATTATCAGCCGATACTTGGTCTTCTGCATATCCTTCTTCGATTAGATGCTTTACCACCTTCTCATAATTCTTATATGCTTCTTGGGTTTCCCGTGGAGTCGGCTTCATTGTTAATATCTAATTTTTTCTATTTATATTTCACCACCCTTCGGCAACTCTGTTCTACCTGCATCTTTTGCACCATTAAGATCTGGTTCCATAACTGGAGCACCCATATCCATTCCAGCTGCACTCTGATCTAATGGCATTCCTGTCTCTGGATCTACTGGTATAGATGGATCAGGAATAGTACCATCCTTAATTTCTTTTTTAATAATCTTATCCTGTTCAATAATCTCCTCATCAGTCTGACGAAGTATCTTACGTCTTACATAATCCTGTGAAAAATACCTTCCAATATATGGTTCTGCTACTTGAACACTATTTAATCTCTCATTTAACAACTCAGATTCTTTCAATTCTGAGAAATGATTATCATATAAGAAGTCATATTGTATATGCTCACTCATTGTTTCCCAATCTTCTGGGGTAATGACATTCTTAAGAAGTAGTTGAGTTCTTAACATATCATTAAATAAATTTGCGAACCTTTTTCTTAAACGTCCAACAAACTTACTAAATTTAACTTCGTCCCTTAATATTTCTGAGGATCTTCCAAGGTTAAATCCTCCTTCTCCGTCCATTCTTGATGGGGGTACGTTGAGCGACCTATATAATTTCTTTTTGAAGTACTCAATATCCGTGATTTCTCCCAGATTTTGACCTCCTGGAAGAGTAGAAATTTCAGTGCCACGACCTCCTTCCCTTCTAGGGAGCCAGAAATCCTCAAGCATTGCCATGTATTTTTTATCATCACGGATCTCCCCAGTGTCGGCATTGTACACAAGTTTGTTACGATATCTCATCATCACATCTCTGAGATATTGCTCCGCTTTCACTTTAGGTAAATTACCTACATCTATATAGAAGATTCTTCTTTCAGGTGCTCTAGAAAGTCTGTATATAACTAAAGAATCCTCAATCATCCTAAGTTGATTAAGTGATTTAATTGCTTTATGAAGATAACCTAATGTATGTCCTTTATTTCTATCTACCAATCCTGAAGTACAATAAGTTATTGCATCTTTAGCAATCTTAATTCCAGCACTTGCACCAGTAGCATTAACATTACCAGTAGGGTAAGTTAGTTTAGGATTATAAATGAAGTACTCTTCTATCTTTGGCCACTCAAACTCCATTGGGTTATCGTTGGCAGGTAACGCAGGATTTCTATATTTGTTCTTATCCGACTTCATTTCTTTACGGATAAAACGCATTTTACTTGCATCTATATACCGCAATTCCTGTATTCCCTCATGGGGATTTTTTAAATCAATTACTTTATGGTAATAGATTCTACCATCAATATACCAATTCCTATAGATTTCATGTGCCTTTTTATCAAAATCTAATAAATCTTTTATATACTTAAACTCATCTCTAATCTTTTTCTTAATACCATCACTAGCATTTAAATGATCTAAATCTAATTCTACAGGACTATCATTAGAATCAGAAACAATTGCTTCATTTATAATATCTTCTATAGCACTATCACACTCAGGGTGTAATGCCATCTCTCTATATCTTTTTATTAACTCAAATTCAGTACGATATACACCTTCTAGGTCTACATAAGAACCAAAAAAACCACTACTCATGTAATGGTCAACCCCGTCCTCATCATTAGGAGGAACGGGGGATACCGCAGATGGAGATAGTGGTTCAGTGTCCTCTATCGAGAACCCAAATAACTTAGCCATAATTTATTGCCGAGTACTTTTAGACTTTCTAATATATTTAGTTAGTCTAATTATACCATATTATCTGATTATCCGTTAGGACCGCCACTTACTGGTGAGAAAGATTGAACTTGGAATTCAACTGTGAATTCTTCGATAGTATCGCCAGTATCATAAGAAAGATCTATTGCTGATAAATTCGTTGGGAAAATACTTTGCATCTTATATTCTTTCAGAACAGCATTATCACTTCCAGTAGAATCTTTACTACTTGTAGTAGATCCTCTACCTAACTGATAAACTGTAGCATCAGTCATATAAGATTCTGGTAAAGTGGCACCTAAGTTATTATCGAGTTTAGCAATTTGCTGCATCCACTCTTCAAATGCATTTCTTAGTTTAAAGCTTTCATCATTAATAACAGTGACACTCCATGTTTCAATAGTTCTGTCTCCAGCAACTTTAAAAATACGACCTCTGAACGGAACATCGATATTTGCAATTACAGAAGCAGGAAGTGCTGCTGCTTTACACA